CTTCGTTGATGTCTTCAACTTTCATGCCCATGTTCATCAAGCTTTGACCTATTGGTCCTCGAGTTACGCCTTCGCCAAATTCAACAAAGTCTTTTCGACCTTGCATTACAGAACCCGACAACAATGCCAAGTCGGTTGAAGATTTAGATATTAAATCTGAGAATGCCTTGAGTCCTACTTCGTCGAGCCCGTATCCTAGCCGTTGCGCTGACGCACCAAGCCCAAGCAAGCCATCTGCTGAACTGGCGCCAACTTTGGATAATTCTTGATAGGTATTGAACAGTCGGTCGCTCATCTCCGCGGCCGCTTCGGCATAGTCTCCTACTGCTTTAAGTCCGGTACCGGCTGCAAATGCGCCAATACCCAGTGCCTGGAATCCAGGGATAAGTGCAACAATGCCACCTAGCACTTGTGCCGCTGTGCCTAGACCTTGTGCAAATGTATTAACCGACTTGGCGGCAACTGCGGCGCCTTGTTTGCCTTGATAGATTGCCTTGCTGTATTCACCAAAGCTCTTGGCAAGAGCCCCGGCACCATCGGCTAGTAATCTAAATCCCATGTTTGCGGCAACACTGGTGCCGCCTAGATTTTCAAATTTTTCTCTAAGTACCGCAGTACCAGTTACACCGCGACTGTATTCGTTGATAAGATCGCCGGCTGTTTTTATTTCTTTTTGCTTGGATGCATTTTCTCTACGTTTGGTTGCAGTAGTTACTTGTTCGTTGAACTTTTCTGAGGCGGCTAATTCTTTGTTGTATTTTGCCAGTTCATCTGCACTCATGGCCGCACGTTTTTGTGCTTCAGCTAGCTCGTCATCTTGTTTCTTTTTTTCCTTGACTGAGTCTTCTTGTTGTTTGGTTGCAGCTTCTTGTTGCTCAGTTAGCTTTTTGGTTGCTTCTGTTGCATCATCTATTTCTTTGGTGAACTTGGCGATTTCAAGATTTTCTTTGGTTTTGCTTTTGGTATTTGCATCCAGCTTAGCCGATAGCTTTGCTATTGCCATGACTATTTTGTCACTGCCGTTATCAGTGTTGGATTTAGTCGACGGAGTAGAGGACAGGCTCTTTAATGCCGGCACCAACTCCTGCAACTGTCGAACTAGATTGTCAATATCAAATTGATCTGCCATGGTAATATACGCCTATAAATATTGCTAACACCATATTTACCGAAAAGGAATCACATGGATTCAAACCCCTTACAGAAATATTTCCGGCAACCTGCAATTTACGTCCGGTTGCCCAGCCAAGGTAAGTTTTACCCACAAGGCACATTAGACATGCCGCCCAACGGCGAATTACCAGTTTTACCAATGACTACCTTGGACGAAATCACTTATCGCACCCCAGATGCCTTGTTCAATGGCTCTGCTGTGACCAATGTGATTGAAAGCTGTGTGCCCAACATTAAATCTGCATGGGCTATGCCCAGTTTAGATATTGATACTGTACTAGTAGCTATACGTATTGCCACTTACGGACACGAACTGGATGTTTCAACCACTTGCCCGGCTTGCAATACCGAAGCCGATTACGGGGTAGATCTACGTGTGGTAATGGATCAGATATCTGCGCCAGACTACAATAAAACCATGACTATAGGTGATCTGGAAATTTATTTTAAACCCATGACATATCAGCAAATGAACGAAAACAGCATGATTCAGTTCCAAGAACAAAAAATGTTGCAAATGCTAGAAGCTGCCGAAAATGACGAAGACGCTAGGAGACAACAACTAGGCGAAGTTTTAAAGAAAATTACCGAAATAACCACTCAAGCACTGGCACAAAATATTGCCATGATTCGCACACCACAAGCACAAGTAATTGACCCTGTGTATATTGCCGAGTGGTTAAGTGAGAGTGATCGTGCTACCTTTGCCAAAATACGAGATCACATTGTGGCAATCAAACAACAAGGCGAACTTCAACCCTTGGGTGTTCAGTGCGGCAATTGTAATCACGAATACCGCCAGGCATTTACACTAGATATGTCAAATTTTTTCGAAGTCGCCTCCTAATTCTTGACTCGGAAAAAATTGCATTGCAAATCGAGCGCATGGAGAAGGAGGCTGCTTCTATCAAAACAGAAGCTCTCAAGATGTGTTGGTACATGCGTGGCGGAATATCATTTGAAGAAATCATGCACATGAGTAACGCAGAGCGTGACTTGATTGGTACCATAGTAAAAGAAAACTTAGATACTACAAAGAAAACAGGATTAGCATTTTTCTAATGGACATAGAAAAAGTCAAACAAGATATCGAGCATTGGATTGTAAACTTTGTGGAAGTTCCTCATCCGTCGCTAGGCGGATTTCCACCTTGTCCTTATGCACGGTCAGCACGGCTAAAGCAAAGCTACGAAGTTTTCATTGGCAGCGATCCTTACTTTGATCTCAAGAATCGTGCTAGACACGGCATGGGCAACAAGGAAGTAATTGTATATGCTTATGATCCTGTAGAATGGCCACATGAGCTATTTGCTGCCAGTTTAGATCATGCTAACCGAGACTTTTTGTTGGCTGCTGATCTGTTAACACTAGAAGATCACCCCGATGATGTTGAAATAGTCAACGGTATCTGCATGAATCAAGGCACTTATGCACTTGCTTTGGTGCAGAGCCTTAGCGATCTTGATGCCAAAGCAAAGCTTATGGCACGAAAAGGATTTTACGATTCATGGCCAGAAGATTATCTAACAGACTTGTTCCAGCATAGACAGGACCCTCGTTTATGACTTATCAGTTTGCTAGAATCAACTTGGAAAAAACCACTTATCAACCCACTGTGGATTGGTACTATATCACCAAACCCGATGTTGCTGAACTACAAGACATTTACCGAACGTATTGCATCTACAAACACTTTGCCAGTGTGATGCCGTTGTTTGACAGCCAGTTCACAGAACCCGGTATAGACCTTATTGGCTACAGAGATCAGGGAGAACTGGTAGCGTTTTCCATGATGAAACGTTACGATGACAAAAATTTATTAGCCGCACAATTTGCTTGGAACTATCGTAAACCTAAACTACGTTTGGGTATCTCAAGTTTACAAACAGAATGTGCAATCTACAGAGAGCGTGGATTCCAGTACTTGTACCTGGATCAAGCGCACCTGTACAAACAGGACCTTGAAGGTTTTGAAATACTAGGACCACTATAACATGGCAGACATTTACACAATTTGGGCAGACAAAGAAGGCGACATCTCAGACTTAGACTGGGTCAACGGCATGAAAAGTTTCTTTGAACATTTGAAATTTGAAGGCAAGCTGGAAGACTATCGCATCACTAGATGCAAGATGGGATTCCGTTCAATTGCAGACATGCCAGAATGGATGATACTCATGGAGTTCCGGGACATGGCTCAGATGGATCTAGCATTCAAACGTGTTGCACCTCTCGCAGGTGAACTAGAAGCCAAACACAAATCATTCAATCAATTTGTTTCAGGCACAATACAACATGCATTGTTCCGTGATTGGCCTGATACGTTTGTATAATGCAACCCATATGCGTGGTTAGTTCGTCCCCGGTTGGATGCACATTCCTTGACTGGAGTTTGCATTTTCTTTCAGGACAAGATCAATACTACCATGTTGAACAGCAACAGTGGAGGCCTTTGTCACAATCGCCCCTGAGCAAACTCAATGCACACGGGCATGCTAAAAATCACCCCAATGGCTTAGATATCACACGTATTTTTGCCATGTCCATTGAGCTTGAACAACAAAAAGCAGATAACCATGACAAACTGTTTTCATTTTATTCCGCGCCTATGACCATGCGAATAGCATCCAAGAGAGCAGGAGCAAATAGTTTTAATGAGTTTAGTGACCCAACTACATTAGCACGAGCCCAATCTCTTATCAAGCAGGACTTTGTTGATATGATACAGCATTGCTTAGATACCAATATCAATGTAGTGTATGTGCAACCGGATAATACTGCAATAACTGCACAGTGGAGATTCCGCAACGATAATCGATTGTTTAACAATGGGCTAACTGCTACCCCAGACGAACAACAACAAGAATTTCAAAATGCGTTTTTTAGCAAAAGCCAAACTAGCTGGGCAAGTCAAGGATTAACAGAAGTATGGGATCAACGAGAACGCATAGCATTGGATTTTAGGCCGTTTGATACAGACAAGTTTTTGCTTGATCAGGATGTTGGGTTTAATAAACCACACCAACGTATTAGTAGTTTAGATTTGTGGATAAACACAGAGGAAACAACACTAGGGGCGTTGCAACAACTTGGATTACCAATTAACACCCAGAGACGCCAGGCCTGGCAATTGATTGCACAACAATGGCAAAAGATGCATTTGCAAAATATCAAATTCTATCATGAAATTGATCATATAGTAAAAGCCATTGTCAATGGTTGGTATTACAATATAGGCGATCTTGAATTAATACAAGAAGCAATCATACAGCATTGTTTGATTTACAAACACAATCTCAATTTAAAAACGTGGGGATTATCAAAGTTTCCACGCAACACACAAGACTTACATGTGTTATTGGAAGATAACATTCATACAGTACCAGTTATCTATTAAAGATGTACTTCGTACATCTGTTCTTCGCTTACGCTCGAACTGTTTCTTGACTTCAGTATCATCTAGATTCTTTGGTCATACTTGCCCGTTGCCGGGCAAGATCTGACATCATCCGAGTTCGAACAGTCATCTAGTATTAGAGAATTTGTCTTTCTTAGAAGTACAACTGTGAGTGGAATTGTACTTGTTACAAAGACAGCAGAGGCGGTTGTGCGGTACCTCTTATCTCAGCCTTGTCTCACAACGGAGCGCAGTTGATCCCATACTAGCGAAATCACTTGCGGACGGGTTGTATCTATTTCACAGAGCCCGAATCATTTAGCCTAAGTTAGCTTGTCCTTTGACGCCCAAGTCTGAATATGGTATCTCACATATCCTCAATGGGGTTGGGTCATGTCACCCAACACAGTGTCTATTAGAAATTAAATTTTGTTTAAAATGTGACTGCCATGCACACGTACTTGTATGTGGCCGTTGTAATAATCTGTTGACTCTAATACTTTTCTTGCAAATTGTTCACGAGCCTCAATGTAACTACATTCTGACTTGCTTTTGCAATAGTAAAGTATTTCTCTGGAGAAGTTTTCGGTGCCTAATTGTTCAGTGTCTTTGGTTAGCTCAGGGCTTGAGCCCCAATACTCTCGCCAGTCTGAATCGACTTTTGATCGTATTTTCTTTTTCTTCTTCGTGCCGTTCTTTTGTTTTACAGTTTTGTAAGTTGTTTTTGAGAACTTAGCTAGTTTTTTGCCTATGTACTTGCGACCAGATAGATTATTTGTGATTAAGTAAACAAAGCCCACACATTCATCGGGTAGAGTCTCCACTGGGGTGTTTTGAAAATACCATGTCATGCTGTGTGTTTTTGTTTTGCATTGTAGTTATAGTGTAGTTGCCTGTGTGGTAAAATTTACCATTCTGTTGTGTGATCAGCATCAGACAAACGTGCGGGTGTACATTTGGTCTGACATTCTAAGCTGTCGAAGCGCAGAAAATCTGTGCTCCAGAACGGATCTTGTAAAATTTCGTTGAATGTTCGGTGATTGAGATTGAATTGAGATTCTGCCAGTTGATGCCAGTTTGAGTTGTGTTCGTAACGATTGGCAGTCCAACAGCAAGGGTAAAATTCTCCCCGACTGTTTAAAAACACGCCTTTGTTGCCTATCATACAGATGCCCGAATAGTTGCCTAATTGTGTTGCTCGTTTTTGAAATTCAATTCGAAGTTCCTGTCCCGGCCTGACTTTTGAGGTCAAGGCAGTTACCACACGTTCATATCTGTGTGCAGACGCCACTAATGCAGAGTCAGAGGGTTCTAGTAAATCTCTAGTGCCATAGGCACTGGGGTATTTACTACCAAATTTTGTGGATTTTGTTAGCTGAAAACAGTCAAAATTTTGTTCTTTTGCTAGAGTTTTCATGTGCTCTAACTGGTGCTGATTGAAGTTAAATGCAATTGAATCGCACACTCTATAAGTGGCAGAGTTGTGTGTAAAAAATTCCTGTATGCCTTGCTGTATTGATTGCCAGTTGGAATTAACACGGTATTTTTCATTGCTGGCTTGATCCCAGCCATCTAGACTCCAGTGTATTTCGTCTCGATTTGTCAATATGCCTGCTAGTGACTGCCACCACTGTGGCGTTTTATAGCTGCCGTTTGTTATGATCACAAGTTCTATGCTTGGGCTTGTTTGTTTAAGCCACTCGCAAATTTCTAAAAATTCTCGACAGTATATGGGGTCGCCGTCGTTGCCGCAAAATGTAATTTTGCGTATTTGTTGAACAACATCAGCACCCAGTTGATGCTTAAAAAATGCCAAGGATAGTTGTCGATTTAACAAACTTTCAGGAACCTCAGCACGTGGGCACCTGGGGCACTTTAGTGTGCAGATGCTCGATAACTCAACGTGCCAATGGTCCCACTTGATCATGCTAGATCTACATCCGTGTTATAACTTGTAAAGCCGTTTTCTTTGACCACACGTAAAATATTTTCAACTCGTCCAGCAAGCTCGTCTCGATGGCTCACAAGCCAAATAGATTTGTGTCGTTCGCGACTCATTTTCTTTAGCAAGGCCAAGCTGTTCTCAACGCCAGACGCATCCATGCCTGAATCTACCAACTCGTCAATAAACAGCACGTTAATGGGATAATATAAACTTTCCCACACATCACGGAATGCCCATGACATTGACAGGATCAGCCGATTGCGTTCACCACGTGATAAGTTATCAAAATCCAAATCTCGACCCAGTTCACTAATTTCAACCGACAAGTCATTTTGAAATATCACTTGATGTGGCAAACCAATACGATCCAAGTAGTGTGTGAGCCTGTTGTTGAGATAACTTAAATTCTGTTCAATAATTTTCTTGCGAATGAAACTATCTTTGTTGGTCAGCAACTTTAACAAGAAATCTTGATGCTCTTGTGTACGTGTTAGATCGTTTAGTGTGTCATAGCTGACAACTTGCAATGCTTGACCTTGCATGTCTACAATTTGTTCACTGTAGGGATCAGTTTCGGCTTCTCGAGTTGTTAAATCTCTGCGCAAAGTTTCTAGACTGTTGCGGTGATTCAGTGCATCTTCTAAACAGTCATAGAACACAGTGGGTGCAACTCCTAGTGCACCCAATTCAATCAGCACCGCTTCATGTTCGGCTCGTTGCGTGTCGTTGGCCAACAGTTGTAGTGCAGTTTCTTGTAGAGTTTTTTGTCTTTCGGCTTTTACAACATCAAGGCTGTTGTCGTGAATTTCAGTTCCGCATGCAAAACACTTGTGATCGGCCATCTGCTCTAGATCTTTTTTCAACTGTTCGCAAGTTTTGTTTAGCTTGACATCATCAGCGGTAATTTGTCGTATCCACTTGTTGGCATCGTCAATTGATTTTTTCTTGACGTGGAACACTTCTAGATCTCGGTGCGACTGT